AAACATACTTAGCTACTCAGTCAGGCGACATCTTGACCACTGAGGCAGGGGATGGTTTTGAACCTTTGGGTCAGTTTGATCTATCAGATACTGACATTACGGGCTATGAAATTGTCACCAATTCCTATCTTGCCACACCAGGATATGACCCACAAGTCATGCTCCGCTTTTCAGACGATGGTGGCCACACATGGTCAAACGAACATTGGACATCCATGGGCAAGATTGGCCAGTATTACAAACGTGTAATCTGGCGCCGTCTAGGCATGACCACCAAGTTGCGTGACCGAGTTTATGAAGTGTCTGCCACTGATCCTGTGAAAATTGCAATCATGGGCGCAGAACTTATTCTGAGTCCAACAAATGCCTAGCCCTAACGCTACGCCAACGCCGATCACGCCACCGCGAGTGCCGCTGATTGACACTCGCACAGGCTTAATTGACCGTGCTTGGTATTTGTTTTTCTTGTCGCTCAATAACATTGCCACAGCAGTTGTTGACGATGTTAACCTTGCTACTGATTCAGCATCCTTGATCGCGTCCTACGATGCGGCTTTGCAAGCGCTGGCGCAAGAAGTTGAAACCCAGCCGCCAGTGGTTACCTTGCCAGTTCCTGACGTATTGGGAGACTACTGTTCGGCCTTAGAATCTCAAATGGCCGAAATGCAAAAGCAGATTGAGGCTTTGCAAGTGCAACCGATTGTTGACACCGCAGCTATTACTGCTGCCATTAACGCCGCATCATCAGCGCCTGTTACCAAGACTGCTGACTTTACGGTAGCTGACAATGAGACTTGGATTATCAATAACAAGTCAGGCTCAACTTGCACCGTGACCTTGCCAACGGCCTCCGCATGGACTGGTAGGTATCTGACTTTTAAGAATTTGCAGGCTCAGACTTTGGTGTCTGCGTCTAGCAATGTTGTGTTGATTGACGGCACAAGCGCTGGCACAGCAATCCTCTTGGCAGTTGTAGGAAATTGGGCGACAATGGTGTCTGACGGCACGAATTGGATCATCATGCAACAGGCCGCTAACAATTGCCTATTATTGGAGTAAACCATGACTGTCACAGTGAAAGTTCTCGTACCGGCTAAATTTGCCGAAGCAACCCAAGTCACGCAATACACTGCGACTGGCGTTACGGCCATCATTGACAAGTTCACCGCAACTAACATCAGCGCGACTGCCGCCACGATCAGCGTGAACTTGGTCACCACCGCAGGCTCTGCTGGCAACACCAACTTGATCACCAAGACCAAGACCTTGCAAGCGTCTGAGGTCTACACGTTCCCTGAACTGGTTGGCCAAGTGCTTGGCATCGGCGACTTTATCAGTACAATTGCAGGCACAGCTAGCGCTATCAATATCCGAGTTTCTGGGCGTGAGGTGACCTGATGCAAGTGACGTATGGTAAAGGGTTTGATGTTGCCCCGATGGCTAATCGGGTGCAGGCGTTGCAAGATGCAATGCTTGCGCATGTGACACCTATTGAACTTGATACCAAACATCGTTTTCATGGTGGTATGTATTTGCGCGAAGTGTTTCGCCCTGCGGATTGCATAATCATTGGAAAAGTCCATAAGAAGGAACATTTTTATATAGTGTTGTCGGGGACTGTTGTAATTACTACAGATGATGGCGCTATAGAAGTTACTGGGCCGCATATTTTTGAAAGTAAACCAGGCGCAAAGCGTGCGGTATACGCCAAAACTGATGCAGTATGCGTGACAATCCATTGTGTGAATTCGACTACGGTAGAAGAAGTCGAAGAAGAATTAGTTGAAAATGATCCCGATTGTGTATATCTACCGGGGAATAAGTTAAGCGGAAAGGCACTGACATGACATTCGCAATTTTAGGTGGTTTAGCTGGCGCGGCAGCAGGCGCGGCGGGGCTTGGTGGACTAACCCTTGCAACAGGCGGCATGTTGGGCCTAGCGGCTGGTAGCACATTAGGTGGCGCACGCGCAGCAAAAAGTGCGGGAGAAACGCAAGCGGCGGCGGCTGACCGAGCATCTCAACTTCAATATGAGCAATACCAGCAAACGCGAGAAGACCAAGCGCCTTACCGGCAAGCTGGTTATAACGCTTTAGCCGAGATGCAACGCACAGCGGGCAATGTGCCTGGTGCGTTTAAGTTTGGCGCAGGAGATTATCAAGCTGACCCAGGCTACGCATTTCGATTGTCCGAAGGCCAGAAAGCGCTTGACCGCCAAGCTGCCGCCCGTGGTGGATTGATTTCTGGCGGAGCATTAAAAGCCGCACAGCGTTATGGTCAGGACATGGGATCGCAAGAATACCAAAGCGCTTACAACCGCGCATTGACTGGATATAACACTGGCGTGGCCAGCGAAAACCAGTTGTACAACCGTCAAGCAGGGTTGGCAGGCATTGGTCAAACTTCAGCTAATTTAGTTGGTCAAGCTGGCCAAAACTATGCAACTAGCGCTGGTAACTTAATGACTGGTGGTGCAGCTGCTCAAGCGGCTGGCCAAGTAGGCGCGGCTAACGCAATTACTGGTGGTTTAGGTACATATCTAAACTACAACCAAAATAACGCGCTATTAGAAGCGTTGCAAAGAAATCAAAACATGCAATTGGTAAATACTGGTGGGTATTCTAATGTTCCAGCATATATGATTAGACCACCAGGAGGAATTTGATTATGGCACTTGATCCAAACATTGCCCTTGGCGTTAAATCCCTTGAATTGCCCAATCCTTTGGCGCGATATGGTCAACTGGCGCAAATTCAAAACGCGCAGAATCAAAATCAATTGGCTCAGTATCAATTAGGATCGGCTCAACGGGAACAAGAATCTATTAACGCATTAAACCAAGCATATGCCAAAGCATATGACCCAAAGACTGGTCAGATTAATGCGGATGCACTTCGACAATCATTAGCAAGTGGTGGTTTTGGATCTAAATTGCCTGCTGTAGAAAAAGGTTTGCTTGAATTAGGAAAACTTAAAACAGAAACACAAAAAGCAGAGACTGATTTAGTTGACGCTAGATTAAAACAGGCGCGTTCGTTTCTTGAGACAATTAATCCGCTTGATCCAAGAGCGCCAGAACAATATATTGCATGGCATCAATCTAATCATGCAGACCCCGTTCTTGGCCCTGTTTTAAAAGCGCGAGGTTCAACACCAGAACAATCAATGGCTCGTATTCAACAGGCTATACAAGCAGGCCCACAAGCGTTTGCTGATCTTCTCAATGCTTCTAAATTAGGTACTGAAAAATTTATAGAATTAAACAAACCAGTTACCTTTGCCCAAGACACTGGCGGTGGTGGCCGTGTAATGACTCGCGCAGGACTTGGCGGCCCAGCTACCCTTGTGCCTGGTAGTGATTACACCAAAACCCAGACCTTTGCTGACATAAATGCTGCCGCAACTTTGAAATTTAACAAAGACAAGTTTGCATGGGAAAAAGCCAACCCCACATTGTCGATCCAACAAACTCCAACTGGATATGTGGCCGTCAACACTACAAATGGCATGGCCATTCCTGTGTTGTATGGACAAGATGGCTTCCAAGCTGCTGGTGGCGCTCAACCCGCAACTGCACCAGGCGCAAGCATGATGCGTCAACCGCCAGCTGCATTGCCTGGTCAGCGCACGCCTGCCATTCCTGGCATGGCCAGTGTACTTGATCAGACTGCTGCGCCTGCTGTTGCACCTATGGCTCTTCCAGTTGGAACGCCTGGCACTCCTGTCATGGGCAAACAATCAGAACTTAAACCAATCCCATCTAATATCAATTTAGCAATTCTTAAAAACAATCAATCTATTCAACAAATTGATGAAACAATTAAATTGTTGCAACAAAATCCAAGTTCAACTGGCGTTAAAGGTTATTTGCCTGGCTTTGCTTTAAACCGCATGGATCCATCAGGAGTTGAGGCTCGTGCTGGAGTTGCCGATATTGGATCGTTGGTTTTGCATGACCGAAGTGGTGCGGCAGTTACCGCAGCAGAAGCCCCACGTTTAGTTCCATTTATTCCGTTGCCAACTGATGACAATGCCACAGTCATTAAAAAACTTACTCGTATGCGTAACATTGCAGCCCAAGAGCAAACAGGGCTTACAGAAACTTACGGCAAAGATCAGGGGTATGCGCCTAATCCAACAGTTGGGAGAGCTGGTGGTGCGCCATTAAGCGCACAACAAATACCGCCAATTTATGCAACAAATGGCAAAGAACGAATTATGTCTATTGATGGTGGACAGACTTGGACTCCAGCTAATAAATAAGGGAAAATTATGCCTTTGCCAACTGGATTTAAAGTAGAAGAACAAAGCACTCAGCCTGCTATGAATCTTCCTGCTGGGTTTCAAATTGAACCTGAGTCATTCAATGCTTTTAAAATGATTATGAATGCCCCAGCCAGTTTGTACAAAAACACCGTGGGCGGTTTAGTTGAATTGGTGAGCAGCCCATTACAGACAGCAACCGCATTGACGGATATAGCCGCTGGTGGATTGCAAAACATTACGCCAAAGCCTTTGCGTGACCTTATCAATCAAGCTAATGTAGGCGGCCCTTTTCTTGATCCAGCAGCTGCTCAACGCTCGCAAAATATAGCCAATCTTGTTGGCCAAGATTACGCAAAAACTTATGGCACTGGCCAAGGGTTTGCTCGAACAATGGAAGAAGACCCGTTCAGGGTGGCCGGCGATGTATCAATGTTGTTGGGTGGCGGTAGTGCTGCCGCCAGAGCAGCCAATTTTGGCAAAGTAGGCAATGCACTTGCACAGGCATCGGCTTTTACCAATCCAATGAATGCGCTGATCAGACCAGCGGCAGCAGTCATTAGCCCAACCATTTCACCTCAAATTCAGGCGTTAATGAAAGAAGGCGTTGTGCCAACTGCCGGCCAAATTTTGGGCGGTGGTTACAAACGTGCTGAAGAAGCATTGTCGAGCGTTCCAATTATTGGTGATTTTATTAAGGGCGCTCAAGGCAGAGCAATGGCCGATGTTAATCGTGTTGCCTTTAATCGAGCATTAACGCCAATCGGTGAAAAGTTGCCAGAAGGCGTTGTTGGCCGCGAAGCAGTTCAATTTGTGTCAGAAAAATTAGATGATGCTTATGGCAAATTGTTGCCAAAAATGACTGTTGTACAAGATACGCCATTCCAAACAGCTATTGCAAGTTTAAAAAGCATGGTTCAAACTGGTTCTATTGATCCTAAAGCTGTTACTTTTTTTAACAATTGGATGGACAACAAGGTTCTTAATAAATTTCAAGGACAAAACGCAATTACTGGCGAAACATTAAAAGCAGTTCAAGGTGATTTGCGTGAAACCATTAGCCGTTTAAGTGCGTCTACAGATGCAGACCAAATACTTATTGGTCAAGCGTTAAAAGAAGCGCAAGATCAAGTTCGCCAATTGGTTACGCGAAGCAATCCACAATATGCAAAAGAATTGAAAGCCATAGATACTGGTTACGCCAACTTCAAACGTGTTGAACGTGCAGCGGCCAGCCTTGGTGCAGAAGAGGGAATATTTTCCCCAGCGCAATTGCAAAATGCCATTAAAGCAATGGACAGAAGCAAGGACAAAGGACAATTTGCACAAGGCCAAGCCTTAATGCAAGACTTGTCTGAAAGCGCAAAAACAGCATTGGGCAATAAAGTGCCTGATTCTGGTACGCCGTACCGATCAATGATTGCAGCACTGGCCGCATCAGGTGGCGCTGGCGCAGCTGGGTTTCCAGCAATTGCCGCATCACTAATTGCTTCCCCGTTGTTATATTCTCAAACTGGCCAAAACATGTTGGCTGCCATACTTACAAAAAGACCTGACTTTGCAAATGCACTTGCAACTCAATTAAACACAAGCGACAAAGCAAAATTGGCTGCACTGGTAGCGGCCCAAGCTGGCCAAACGCCTTATCGCATTGACCTAACCGGCATGGCCAACAAATAATGGATACTCAAGTTCTTTTCAACATTGCGGTCAGTTTAGCGGGGTTCTTAGGTGGATGGATCTTAAACAACATCTACCGATCACTGGAGCGCTTGGACACAGACGTTCGGGCGATGCCTTTGAATTACGTTGGCCGCGATGACTACCGCGCCGACATGCGCGATGTTAAAGACATGCTCGGCAAAATATTCGATAAA